GGAAGAATGAAAAGAAAAGACCTATAATGGTTCTTCATCCTAATGGAGGTACTGAAACAGAGTTATACAATTATAATTGGTCTAGAGACATACCAGCTAATATAGTAAATAAAATAGTTGAAAAATATAAAGATGAATATGATATTTATCATATAAAAGGACCTAAACAAAGAATATCATATGATAATACTATAGTAGCAGATGGTGATATGATATCAATAGCAAAATTATTATTAAAATCAGATAAAAGAATATTTATAGATAGTTTTGCTCAACATATGGCTACGGCATTAAATTTACCTTCAACAGTATGTTGGGTAACTACATCACCCAATGAATTTGGTTATGAACTTCATAATAATATAATAAGAAATGAATATGAAGTAGCTTTACCTTATACTTGTTATGAAGGGTTTAGTTTAATTGAACCTTTAGTATATATGCCTTATAAAAGTACAGATAGTATTTTTAACGAAAAACAAATATTAAATAATATATAATGAATTTAAATTATACTTTTGATCAACAAGAAACTGATTCCCAAAATTATTATTTTTTTAAAGAAGGATTTAGCAAAGCTGAATTAGATAAAATTGAGGATGATGTTTATACTTTACCTTGGAATGAAGCTACAACTGCTGGAGATAATAAAAAAGTAAGAAAATCAAATATTAAATGGATACCACAAAATGGAGATTGGTTTTGGTTATATGAAAAATTAGCAAATATGGCTGTAACAGCTAATAATGCTATATGGCATTTTGATTTAAATCAGATACCAGAAATGATACAATATACAGAATATCATGCACCTGCTGGACATTATGATTGGCATGCTGACATTGGGCCTGGATTGTTATCAAAAAGAAAAGTTTCAATTACAGTACAATTATCAGAACCTGATGAATATGAAGGAGGAGATTTAGAATTATTTAGAGGTGGAAGTATGGAAGGCCCATTTGAAAAAGCTGAAAGAAATGCAGGTTGTGTTGTATTATTTCCTTCTTATTTAATGCATAGAGTTACACCAGTTACTAGGGGAACCAGAAAATCTTTCGTATTATGGTTAGGTGGAGGACATTATAAATAAAATATGATAGATAATTTAGCGAAAATTGTTATAGATAACGGGGGTTCAATTTCACCCTTAATAATACCTGGTAACCTAACTGATGGTACAGGTTTATGCAATGTATCTGTTTTTATAGATGATAATGATGATATTATAGCTAATATTAGACACGTACATTATTCTTTATATCATAGTGAATTTAACCAGAATTTCTATTGTGTTTGGGGTTGTTTAGCTTATTTAAATCCTGAAGATGATATTGTATTAAGAACAGGAAATTATTTATGTAAATTAGATCCTGATACCTTAGAAGTTAAAACACATCAAAAAATAGATACTTCAAAACATGATATTAAACCAAAATGGACATTCATTGGTTTAGAAGATGTTAGAGTATTTAGATGGAATGATATTTTATATGCTTGTGGTGTAAGACGTGATGTTAAACCTGATGGTGAAGGTAGAATGGAATTATGTGAAGTAAATTGGACCCATGATACGTGTGAAGAAGTAACAAGAGATAGAATTGAACCACCAGTACCAACTTATTTAGAAAAAAATTGGATGCCTATATTAGATATGCCAATGCATTTTATTAAATGGGCTAATAATTTAGAAATAGCTAAAATCGATCCTGTTAATAAAACAAGTAAAATTGTTATAACTAAACCATATAACTTAAAAGTTCCATTTGAATTAAGAGGAGGATCACAAGTAATACCTTGGAAAAATGGAAGTAGAATATGTGTAACACATGAAGTAGATTTCTATCATAACCCAGGATATCATAAAGATGCTCAATATTACCATAGATTTGTTATTTGGGATAAAGATTGGAATTTAGAGGCAGTTTCATTACCATTTAAATTTATGGCTGCTAAAATTGAATTTGCTTGTGGTTTAGCTATAAAAGATGACAATTTTATTATAACATATGGTTATCAAGATAATGCTGCTTATGCATTAAAAATGCCAACTAAATTATTAAATAAATTAGGATGGTTAAATAGAAATGATTGGATTAATAACGGATTATAATGGAAAGACTAAAAGAATACTTACACAAATATATTCAGGATCCATTAGATCCTTATGTTAATGCTGAATTAGGTCAAGAATATGAAAACATAGGTCAAGGAGCAGCTGCATTATCTTATTTTTTAAGAGCATCAGAATTAACATATGACTCAGACCCAGTACTAGCTTATAATGGCATTTTAAAAACTTGGTTACAATTAAATAGAACAAAAAGACGTAAAAAATATGAAAAAGGTCAATTAGAACAAGCTATAGCTTATTTACCTACTAGACCAGAAGCTTATTTATTTTTATGTAGATGGTACAGTGAAAGAGAAGAATGGATGATAGCTAATATGTATGCTGATTTAGGATTACAATATGTTTATGAAGATCCTTTACCTTATGATGTTGGTTATAAAGGAGAATGGGAATTAAGATTCCAAAAAGCATTTGTATGTTGGTATATTGGTCAAAGAAAACTATCAGAACAAATATGGTTAGAATTATATAATAATCCTTATGTAGACGAAAAACATAGAGAGACTGTAATTAATAATTGTATTAATTTTAATTTAATTGATAAAAGACCTGAACAAACTACTTGGCATGATTTATTACCTTATAAAAACTCCGATTATAAAAATTTAAAATATCAATTTAAAGGGGCTATAAATGTAAAAGAAAACTATTCTCAATGTTATCAAGATATGTTTGTTTTATCTGCATTAGATGGTAAGAAAAATGGTACTTATTTAGAAATAGGTGCTGGACGTCCTTACTATGGTAATAACACAGCATTATTAAAAGCATGGGGTTATAAAGGTGTATCACTAGATATAAGTAAAGAATTTCTTAAATTATGGAAAGAACAAAGACCAAATGATATTTGTTTAGATCAAGATGCTAGATTTGCTGATTATACAAAAATATGTGATGAACATATAAATTCACGTTATATAGATTATCTACAATTAGATGTAGACCCAGCTAGCAATACCTATAAAGTTTTACAAAAAATTAATTTTAATGAGTTACAATTTGGAATTATAACTTATGAACATGATTATTATTGTGATAATAGTAAAAGTTATAGAGATAAATCAAGGAAATTATTACAAGAAGCGGGTTATGTTTTAATGGCAGGTAACATCTCTCCAGATAATAATAGTCCATATGAAGACTGGTGGGTAAGTGAAGATATATATCAAAAAATACCATACCCTCCTGACACTAATAAAAGAGTATTATTTGCCAAAGATTTTTTATTAAATTAATATGTATTAACGTTGCGTTAATCTAAATTAACTAAAACAAAAATTATGAGTTGGACTTATCAAAACCAAAAAATGGTCGATATCCATCAATTCCCAGAAAAAACACATGGGTTTGTTTACATTGTAAAACATGAACCAACTGGGAAACAATATATTGGAAAAAAAGTTTTATTTCACAACAAAAAAGTCAAAATAGGAAAAAAAGAACTTGCTAAATTGCAAGGAGTAGTAGGACGTCGTCCAGCTTACAAATTAGTAGTAAAAGAATCAGATTGGTTAAACTATTATGGTTCTCAAAAAGATATTAAAGTATTATTATCTGAAGGTAAGAAAGATGAATTTACACGTAATATATTAAAGTGTGTACCTACTAAAAAAGCATTAACCTATTTTGAAATAAAATATCAAATGCTATACCAAGTATTAGAAAAACCTGATGAATTTTTTAATGATAATATATTAGGCAAATTCTTTACTAAGGATCTTCAAGAAATGCAATATGAAGATCCCGTGGAAATTAATAATATTTAACGTATATTGTCCATATGATTAATCAGTTATTAGTGACTTTGGTTAACTCTGTGCTTGGCACGGGGAAACAAACTGCAAGAGGAAATATGGCTTACACCTGTCCTCATTGTAATCACCATAAACCAAAATTAGAAATTAATTTTACTGAAAACAAACAAGGTCATAATCCTTGGCATTGTTGGGTGTGTAATAAAAAAGGTAAATCAATACTTCAATTATTAAGAAAAGCAGGAGCATCTCAAGATAAAATATCTGAAGCTAAAACTTATGTTAAAGATGTTAATTACGTTACTAAAGAAAAAGTTGTAAATGCACTCAAACTACCTTCAGAATATACACGTTTAGACCAATTAGATAACAACAATATAATTAAACGACATGCCTTAGCGTATCTTAATAAAAGGGGTGTTACTAACACGGATGTTAGCAAATATAATATTGGTTATTGTGAAAGTGGCTTATATAAAAACATGATAATTTTACCAACTTATGATTCAGATGGTAGATTAAATTATTTTACAGCACGTTCTTTTGAAAAAGATGCTTTTGTAAAGTATAGAAACCCACAAACATCACGAGATATAATACCTAATGAACATTTTATTAATTGGAAATTACCTATTATAATATGTGAAGGTTTATTTGATGCAATAGCAATTAAAAGAAATGCAATACCTTTATTAGGTAAAAATATTCAAAGTAACTTAATGAAAAAAATAGTTACTTCTTATGTAAAAAAGATTTATATAGCGTTAGATAAGGATGCTATAAAACAAGCTTTACACTTTTGTGAAAAATTAATGATGGAAGGTAAAGAAGTCTATTTTGTTGATATGCAAGATAAGGATCCGAGTGAAATGGGTTTTAAAAATTTCACTAAACTAATACAAAAAACAGTTCCTTTAACTTATTCATCCCTATTGGAACACAAATTATCTTTATGATAAAAAAATCGTATAATAGAATTTTAGAGATCTCAGACGATCACAAACAAATTACACTACCTGATTCAAGGTATTACAGACGTAATGGTGAGTATTATCCATCTATTACTTATGTTTTAAATTGTTACCCAAAAGGCAAATTTTTTCAAGATTGGCTTAAAAAGGTAGGTTATAGTGCTGACTGGATTGTTAAAAAAGCTAGTGAAGAAGGTACAGCTGTACATGAAATGATAGAGGATTATTTTGCAGGTAAAGAATTAAATTATTTAAGCGAAAGTGGTTATCCTAAAATGGATCCTTTAGTTTGGCAAATGTTTTTAAGATTTGTTGATTTTTGGGAAACACATAACCCTACCTTAATTGAAACAGAAGTACATTTATTTAGTGAAGAACTTAAAGTAGCGGGTACTTGTGATTTAATTTGTGAAATAGATAATGAATTATGGGTTTTAGATTTTAAAACATCAAATCATTTACAAACTACTTATGATTTACAAGGTGCAGCATACGCTCAATGTTACAAAGAATGCTTTGGTAAAACCGCTGATAGAGTAGGTGTATTATGGTTAAAATCAAAATCTAGAGGTGTAGATAATTCTGGTAAGCGTTTAAAAGGTAAAAATTGGGAAGTATATGAATCACCAAGAACACAAGAA